ATTCTTCAAACAATCACCAATCTATTGCGACAGTGATTTGATCAAACACAGTGCGGTTTGGTTCATTATTGGAATCTGTACCGGATTGCTCGCATATTATATTATTTAAAAATATCACAGAAACAACTTGACAATGCCTTTACAACATGGTATAGTATGCTTGTAGATTGGTTTTAAAGAAAGTTATAAATATGAATATGGATGTATATCTTCACACATTTCTTGCAATGGGTGCTATCGGAGCTGCTTATTACGCAGGAAATTATTTTGCAAAACCAGCGGTTGAGGATATCGTTGGGTCTATGCTTGACGCCCTAGAGAAAGAGGGTTTCGTTGAAACTTCTCTAGATAAGGATGGCGACAAAGAATTGGTTCCTATTTCAGAATTAATCGCAAATGCGGTTAAAGAATCTAAAAAAACTACTTGACAAATATTGATTCTTGTAGTATTATAGGTTATAAGTTGAGAAAAGAGAGAATTATGAAGAAATTACTAATTGGTGTTGCCACCGCAGCAATGATGATGATGTCGCCCGTAGCGGCAAAAGCAGGTAACGATTGGATTGGTCCTGCCATCTTTGGTACGGTATTCGGTGTTATCATTGCTAATAATCATCATGACAGACACAATAACACAACGGTTGTTGTAGAAGCACCCCGCCGAGAATATCGACGTGCCCGCCGCGGAAATCGACGTGACCACCACCGGCATCATCGTCGGCACACCCGTCCTTTACATGAGTGGGTTGAAGTTTGTAAGCGTTACCCACATTTACGTCAGAACCGTTGGGGTGACTATTACACGGTAATGCGTCATGAATGTCGAGTGGTTAAGAAGGCCGTCTGGTAAACCAAAGAACCTTGACAAATCTTAAAAATTAATATATAGTTATATAATGAGCGGTATGCATTTATTGCCTGTGTATTATTCGACTACGAATACTCGCAAGCGCAAACAAAAGAAGAAGTCGGCCTCTGTCCTAGAGGCAGAGCGTCAACACGCAAAGTTTCTCAAGAAGATGGGTGTATCTGGACCCAAAGAAACTAAACCTAAACGGAGTTTGGCGCAGTCTGGTAGCGCACCTGCTTTGGGAGCAGGGGGTCAGAAGTTCGAATCTTCTAACTCCGACCAATTTTATAATCCAACGATGGCTAAACCAGAACCAAATATATATAGTGGTGAGCGTAAACTTATTGGTATCGCCACTATGCATAAATCTAACAGTGTCCCCATTTTCGAGGACAACAAAGAACTTGCAACAGAGATTGCAAGGATGAGGAGATAACGTGAAAATCGAAGTACGAAATAATAATGTTGACAAGGCGATGAGGATTCTAAAGAAGAAACTCACCGAAGATGGGTTCTTTAATGAACTACGAGAACGAGAACACTATACTAGTAGGGGTGAGAAACGGCGACATGAACGTGCTGCCTCTAAACGTAGGCAGAAACGTAATCTCGAAAAACGGATGGAAGAACAAGGATACTAATCCAATGCCACGCAAGAAGAAGATAACTGCTACTACAGACAACAGTGAGTGGAAAGCGCCTAAGAAACGCAAACCCCGCAAACCTATGACTGATGAGCAGAAAGTTGCTGCATCAGAACGTCTTGCAAAAGCGAGAGAAGCCAAATTAAAAAAGAACCCTGATTATGGACAGACTAACATTCATGCAAGTCTACGGAAACTTCCTGATGATCACCAATTAAGTCCTGCTAAAGTTAAGCAATGGATCAAAGTACAGAAGGACTATGCGAAGTCTGAACGTGCGGGTGTTCGTCAAAAGATTAAGGGTGCAGAAGCAAGACTTGCTGACCATGAAGCGTATGTTCGTAATATGCAAGCATACCTTCGCACAGGGACATGGGTTGATATGTTCTATGGTGAACAACAACAAGGTAAGATTCGCAACAGATGTGTTGCAATCGCTTACTACTGGTATGGTCCGAAGAAGGGCCAACCAAAAAGAAATGTAGGAACTTTTTACCCTGATATGGGGTGTACCTATACACAAGAAATGCTTGAAGAGGATAATGGATATGAGCGACCAAGAGACGACACCACCGGAGAACGTGATAAAGGGCCCGTGGTCCGCAAAAAGCGGAAGAGAAGTAAAGCTTCCTGATAAGGATGTTCTTGCACACCACCAAGATATTCAGTTCGCTGAAGAACTTACTCAGAGTTTGATGGTTCAGATGATTCATACGATGAGTGAGAATGGTATTGCTGTTGGTGAGAAAGATTTCATTCGTGATATGGCCATGCTGATTGAGTTGGTTAAAGGTTCTATTTACAGGGATATGGAGATGGTTCATCCAACACACAAATTCATAGAGGAATTTGTTGATATTATGGAATCTGGTGATACATATGAAACAGAGGTTGATTTTGATACCATTACTGAACTTGCAAATTTGATAGAGGATGAAGATGATGACCCAGAAATTTCATGAACCATTTAGTCCAGCAATCCTAGAGACAACAGTGACAAAACGATTTGTAAAAATTGTTAACGATGTGTCTGATGATGTTCTATCTAGTGAAGAGAAAAGTAAGAAGTGGGATTGGTCAGGCAAACTTGTTGGTAAGGTGAGTAAAGAAGTTCTGATTCCTCTTACTAGTGAAGAAGACAAACAATATCTTCTCAAAACTGTGAAACAGGGTTGTCTTGATTATCTGAATTATATGATTAAGAAGGGGAGAAATAATCCTTGGACTCGAATGAACACTGGAAATTGGAATAAAGAACCTACATTGGATAATATCCATCTAGATCATAGTTGGGTAGTTAGTCAGTATGCTGGTGAATTCAATCCTTTTCATCATCACAATGGAGATTTTTCTGGTGGTATATATCTCAAGGTGCCGGAAGGTATGAATGATGAATGGGACGAAGATTTCCAAGACCACTATCCTGCAAAGGGCTTGATCGAATATGCATATGGTGAAACACAGTCTTTTAGATGTGACAATTTAAAATTCAAACCAGAGGTTGGTAAGTTTCTTGTATTCCCCTCTTGGTTGAAACATCTTGTGTATCCATTTTCAGTAGATGGTGAACGGCGCATGATGAGTTTCAATGCGTCAGTTGTTGGTCAAGGTGAACCGCCGACAAAGAGTTATAAATAGAACGAAAGAATAATTATGATATTAGTTGATATGAACCAGATTTCAGTTGCATCCGTAATGATGCATCTGCACATGACAAAGCAGACCGCACCTGATGAGGATATGGTTCGCCATATGATCCTCAATTCCCTACGCATGTATCGCATGAGGTTCTGCGATGAGTATGGTGAGCTGATTCTCTGCTATGATTCCAAACACTATTGGCGCAGAGACTATTACCCTGAATATAAGCACAGTCGTAAGAAGGGTAGAGAAAAATCCACAAATGATTGGGATGCTATCTTCGAAGTGTTGAACGCAGTCAAGGCAGAACTGAAAGAGTTCTTCCCATACAAATTTCTAGAGGTCTACGGCGCAGAGGCAGATGATATTATTGCTGTGCTTGTTGGTGAATTAGAGTTTGACAACGGTAAGACGTTGATCCTGTCAGGAGACAAGGATTTCATTCAGCTGCAGAAGTTCCGTAATGTAACACAGTACAGCCCAATCACCAAGAAATTTGTGAACGGTGTTGATCCAGATATCTATCTGAGTGAGCATGTTCTAAAGGGTGACAGCAGTGACGGTGTTCCTAATGTGTTATCTCCAGATAATACCTTTGTGGACGGCATCCGACAGAAACCCCTAAGTAGAAAGAAGATTGCTGCGATGATTGACGGCAATTTTCCAAATGATGAAGTCAAACGTAACTACCAGAGGAACAAGAAATTAATTGATTTAAAAGAATCACCACCTGAGTTATTTACTGAAATATTGAAAGCGTACCAAGAGGCACCAGAAGGTGACCGAAGCAAACTACTAAATTATTTTACACAGAAGAGGTTGCGTAACCTCGTTGAATCGATAGGAGAATTCTAATGGCGATAGACACATATACACGCAGTTTTGCAGAGATTTTGACACAGGTTTCTAAGACTAAAAGCAAGAAGGAAAAGGTAAGTTTTCTGAGGCAGTACCAGACAGATGCACTTCGCATGATCTGCAAGGCATCCTTTGATCCTAAAATTGAATGGGTGCTACCGGAAGGTGATGTACCATACACGGTGAATGATGCTCCAGAAGGAACAGAACATACTCAGCTGCAGCAAGAGGTCCGCCGACTGTATCACTTCATCAAGGGTGGTAATCCTGCCCTAAATCAGAACAAACGTGAAATGATGTTTGTCCAGATGCTTGAGGGTCTTCATGCAGATGAGGCCGAACTATTGATTGCTGCAAAGGACAAGACCCTGCATCGTAAGTACAAGGGTCTATCGGATAACGTGGTCAAGGAAGCATTTGATTGGGATGATGATTATATCCGAATCGAACAGGAACAATATCCTCAGTCTAAAGGACTTGCCAATGGCTAACTTTTTTTGAGTTTCCTTTAGAATCAATGACTTAGCGTGTACGATTTTTCTTGACAAACTCTGTTATATGGTCTATACTAAGGTATAAACTAAGGAAACAAAGGAAAAGACATGAACAACGAAATGAACACCCTGATTGAGAACATCAAAACTGACTATTTGGAATGGACCACACGGTGTGCTGGTGCCAAGCTTGGTGGCACTGGTGAACTGACGGAAGTCAACGAGAAGATGATTGATGAGTTCAACGAGGAAATCACCTACAAGACGGGTTCAAAGTACATCAAAGTCTTCCGTGAAGGTGGCAGCGTTTGGGGTTTTGTTGTCAACACTGACAAGGACAAGAAGTTCAAGAAGGGTGACATTCTGAAAGCCGCTGGTTATGCTGCTCCTGCTCGGAACAAAGCACGGGGAAACATCGTTGAGGGTGGTTACACCATCAACTGGACTGGCCCCCTTTACCTCTAGGAGATTGATTATGAAGAAGATTGCAACAATCGCTATTGAAACCATGTTCATGTTAACCCTATTTGCGGCAGGGTGGTTTGCCCTCGTCGTACTTTAGGGATTGAGATATGAACTACGTCAATGTCATAGGTTCCACGAAGAAGAAACGGGCTCTCGCTGAGAGTGCGGTTACTTTCTGCATCAGTGAGTTGATGCCTCGTATGCGAACCCTTGAGGTTGAGTTGAACTTGAAAAATCTCAAGACTGAGGGAGTTTGTGGTTGGTGTTACGAAGGTGACGGCAATCGTGACTTCTACATTGATGTTGATAAGAACCTTGATGATGAAGAACTGGTTGAGACTGTGTGCCATGAGATGGTACATGTCTGGCAGGGTGCTACTCGCAAGATGAAAGACCTGACTTGTGGTCGTAAGATGTACATGGGTAAGGTCTATGATGATACTACTGCATACAGTGATGAGCCTTGGGAGATTGAGGCATATGGTATGCAGGGTGAACTATTGGAAAAATTTAAAGAGGAATATGTGATATGATTGAAGTTGATATGGGTGGTGCAGTTGTTGAGGAACTTGCTGGACTGAAGCGAGTTGAACGCAACGGCGACAAGATTAATCTTGTCTTTGGGGGCATGAACGGTAATGAGGTTTTTCTTACTGCGAGTGCAATGCGTGATGGTATGATTTGGAATGTAAAGGAGACTGCTAATGTCTAAGATGAATAACTGGATGATGGACATCGAAGATTTCTGTAATGGATATTTCTTCGATGCACCTGTTCCGAATGACTTCACTGTTGATGAGATTGTTGAGGATGTTGGAATGTACTTCAAGAGCAACGAAGCAACTAAGTACGCCAAACAGTATCTCACCACACAAATGGGTGAAATGTGAGTGGTATTGCAGCGTTTCAGCAACTTGGTGAAGCAGCAATAATTGGGTTGTTACTTTCTGTACCGCAACCAAACATACCTGATAGGTCATCTGAGTGTCTCGCACTCAACATGTATCATGAGGCAAGGGGTCAGGGCATCGCAGGGGAACTTGCGGTCAGCGCTGTCGTATTGAACCGTGTTAATGATAAAAGATATCCTAATACCATCTGTGAGGTGGTAGAACAGGGGCCCACACGCGCATCATGGCAGAACCCCCAAGTGAGATACCCTATAAAAAATAGGTGTCAGTTCAGCTGGTTCTGTGACGGCAAGAGTGATACGCCTCGTAATAAAAAGATATATAATAGGATGTATGGTCTTGCAGACGCAATTCTGGGTAATGAGATTTCCTTCCTAGATATTACTGGTGGAGCAACGCATTACCATGCAGACTATGTGTCACCCGCATGGGCAAAGACTAAGACGAAGACTGTAGAGATACAGGATCATATCTTCTACAGATGGGAAAAATGAGCTACTAATGGCAGAGGTAATATCACTAACAGACCTGATTGAGTCTAGACTCAAGAAGCAACAGGAGATAGAATATTATCAACAGACATTAAAGCGGCTGACACAGAAGATTGGTGAGTTGAATACGGAAGTCAGTATCACCACCATAATTATTGACATGATTGAGACTGAAAGGGTCTTGACTTTAGATGAAAAAAAGGGTAAGATGTTACTATTAGATGAGACAGGGAAAGAAGAATGAGCGCTGTTATGGATACCATTGAGGAAATGCAATGAATATTTTCTACCTAGACCGCAACCCCATTATTGCTGCACAGATGATGTGTGATAAGCATGTGGTCAAGATGATACTGGAGAGCGCAC